CAGAGTGCTGAAGACCTGGAGAATTTGGAGTCAGATCTTCAGGATAAATTATCAAAGGCCAAATCCAAAAAGAAGAGGGCAGCCATTGAGCAGGATATTAGAGAAAATATTAATGCCCAGATTCAAAATATTCGAGATCAGGAGAAGGTGCAGATCACACAAATAGAGAAGGAAAGGGATTTGGCCCTTCTCAATGAGGAACTTTTGCAGGAGGAGAGACTTAATATCATTGCCCAGGCAGAATTGGACATCCTTAAAATCAAACAGGATGCCCAGGACAAAGCCAATGGAATCACCAAAAAGGGGGCAGAACTGGAGACTGACGCATCAGACAAAAAAAATCAGGAGATTCTACAGGGCATTGAAGATGTCACAAAGGCCACCATTGATCTGATCAACCAGGTCATTGATGCCAGGATCAAAGAGACAGAGGTGGCAATCAATGGGCAGGAAAAAAGAGTGGAGAGGGCAAAAGCAATTGCAGAGAAAGGGAATGCTGAAATTTTACAACTGGAGGAGGAGAGACTCGATAAGTTGACTAAACAAAGGGCAAAGTTTGTGAGGGCACAACAGGCCCTGGCACTCATTGAACTGGTGACCAACTCTGCAGTGGCTATTGCAAAGGCAGCAGCAGAGGGAGGAGCAGCAGCCCCATTCACCATTGCAGCCACACTCATTGCACTGGCATCTGGATTCATTGCAGCAAAGGCACAGGCACAGAGTGCTGCTGCAGGTTTTGCAGAGGGTGGATTCACAGGAACTGGTGGAAAGTATGAACCTGCAGGGGTGGTCCACAAAGGGGAATTTGTATTTAATAATGAGAAGACTAAAAAATTCAGATCATTATTTGAAGACATCCATAAAGGCAGGAATCCACTACTCACCCAGGGAATAGGTGAACAGATCATTGTGGTCAACAACATGGGATTGGATGATAAATTGGGTAGAATTGAGAAGGCAATCAGGGAACAAAAGGGAATGAGTCTGTCTATTGATGAGAGAGGAATTCATGGGATGGTAAGTCACTACCAGTGGAAGGATCAGAGAATCAGAAAAAGGGCAAAATAATAGGAGGCAAAAGATATGTCAACCATGAAGTTAGAATTGAACGGAACCCTCATCACAGGCAGAATTGATGGAGTGGAGAACTTCTCTTTGACTTTGAGAAACCAGGATGAGGATGGAAGTTTGGCAAAGTCATTCTCCAGTGAACTCACTTTTTATGATGATGGATATCAGATCATCAAACAGATTTTGGTGGATGATCCAATTGGATATTCCAATGAGGTCCAGGTGAAAGTCTATGACTCATGTTGCAGAGATGCAGTTTTTGTGGGTCTGATCAAAGGTGATGCAATTGATTGGTGTGAACCTGGATGTTGGATCTCTGCCAACCTGGTGGAGGACACATCTGTGATCAACTGCATCAGATCAACTTTGATCTGGGACAATCACAATGGATTCCTTTCCAGAAACCATCCCATCATCAGATATTGCATAGAGATGAAACCAGAATTCATTCAATATGTTTTGTATTATCTTTTATTTATGATTAATATTCAATTTCAATTGATTCTACTGCCATTTATACCTGCCATTTTTCTGTTGATTAGTAGTGTATATTTGATTTGTCTTTTGGTGAGGATTATTTGTGCAGGGATCTCACTATCATTCAGAATTCTGGGGAGAACTATCACCATCAGAATTGGTCCATTTTGCAATCCACCCAACTGCAACACTTCATTCACCAACCCAGTGATGGCCATCAATTATATGCTTGATGCAATAAGGGATGCAAATAGGCAAATCATTGCCTGTGGAAGATTCCACCCTTCACCATTTATCAGAGACTATGTTAAAAATGTTTGTGACAAATGTGGACTGGTTTTTCAGTCATCCATCCTAAATGATCCATCCTCACCCTATTACAATGCAGTCATGTTTGCAGCCCAGATAAAAAAGGGCAGAAAAAAAGACTCAACAGACTACACATTGATCAATGACAACAAACCAGTGGAGACTTTGGAAACCTTACTCAATGACTATATCAAACCCACATTCAATGCAGAATTCAGAATTGTGAATGGGATCCTGGTTGTTGAGAGAAAGGATTTTTTTTTAACACTTAATCAGTGGATTGACACAGAACAACTTCTCAATGATGGGAAGATTGTGGATGATCAGGTTTGCTACAACTGGACAGAACAGGAGAGGTGGGCCTTTGGTCGTTATGAGTATGCTCCAGATGCCCAGGACTACATGGGCAATGAGGCATTGGTCCCCAGATATAACGAGATTGTGGATTGGAATGTCCCTTATTCACCATCACAATCTGGAGAGAGGGAAGTGATTCTACAATTGGGAGCAGCCAGACACAGACAGGATGGAATTGACACAGACATCTACACATTTTTTCAGAATGCACTGGGAGGGGTGATCAATGCAGTATTTGCAGGGGCTTTCTCATTCTACAACAGGGCACTTTTGATCAATCAACACACTGCCTTCAATTACAAATTTCTCATCTACAACCCATCATCTGATGGAGAGGTCAATCACTACTATGACAACACATTCTGTGGAGGAGATCCAGGGGCAGCAACAGATGAGAGATTCAACTATCCATTCTGGTTTGTACCTGGATTTAAGAATAATTTGTATGGAATCCCAAATAATGGGGTGGGATTCCATTGGATTGATGATCCCAGACTTCCTGGAGTGACCAAATGGGACTTCAAATTCACATTCCTATTTGACTGCGAGAACTATAATGATTTCAACTTTGCAAAATATGTGAGATTGATCAGAGGTGGGCAGGTGATTAATGGAATTGTCAGGGAAGTACAGATTGACTTTGTCAGAAGGACTTGCCAGGTCACTGGTATTCTATAAAAAAAAACTAAATTTGAGACCATGCAACTTGTAAATAATTGTTTGAAAATAACTGGGAGTGGACTCAATCCAATTTACCCAATTTGTTGCCAACAGATAGAATGTGAGATCACTTTGACACCAGGTGAACAGGACAGACAGATCCATGATCTTCTTTGGAGTGATGGATGTGGTGGATATATTGAATCAGTCAATGGTCTTCCATGGGCCAGTCCTTTGGTCCCTCATTTGACCATGACTGGGGATGAATCAACAAATATCAAATTTGTTTTGGTGATTTGTGGGACTTGCTACACTCCAGGAGACACTTGGACTGGAAGACTGACAATTGATGCCCAGACTCCATCATTTACCCAGGATATTGACTTTGATTTTGTGGTGGTTGATCCATCATTCAACCCACCATTTCCAGGTCCTTTTGATTTAGATTGGTTTGTCTGTGAAGATGACTGCACCCAACTTCAACCAAATCACATCATCATTTCAAATCCAACCTGTCTCAATTTAGTGGTGGACTTGATCCCTGGATCTTGTGATACTAATTGTGGAGGCCCACCAGATATTGAATATTTTGTGGATGGAATTTCCCAGTCATCAACACCAGGATTCATCACCATTCCACCTTTGACAGATGCCCAGGTCCAATGGACTTTTTGTGCCTGTGATGGCATCTATACTCTCTGCAATATAGAATTTGATATTTGTTCGGCTATTGCTCAAAAATACAACATCAATCCAATTCCAGTCATTTGTGGAGGATGTGGTTTGAATTGCTATGACATGGGGATCTCATCAGAGGAACTCAATCCATTTATTCTACCAAACCAGGATGGTCTTTGTAATCTGAAATCTGGCATGGTCCAAACAATATTTGCAATCGGTGAGAAAAAATTCCTATATTTTTCTCATCAATACAACAACACCCTCTCTGGTCCAAATATTGACATCTATTTTAATCCCTGGATGTGGGATGTGGTCTGCAATATTCCTGGGAAGTATGGATCTGGGAACATTGATGGTCCTCCACCTGCAGGATGGCACATCAAATTTCAACCATCCATGATGGGTGGCATCTACCAGATGACACTCTATGGGGCAGGAGTGAATGCAAATTGTCAAAAAAACTACCAGGTCAACATTGAATTCCAGACTCCAGATGTCTTCCAGATTGTCATGGAATTCTACATGATTGAAGATGTGGACAACTGGATTGACACTGGGGTGATTTCAAACCAACCCAAACTCCTGAACAACCATGTCTTTGCACCATCACCATTCCAGAATGTAGTCCAGTCTGTCTATAATGCAGACAAAACAATGTGTCTTTTGACCTATATTGTTGACCCAAATGTCCTGGTGAATGAACCTGGAACTGGTGATCCTACACAGACACCACCAGTCCCACCAAATCAGGTCCCATTTGAATGCTTCATCACAAAGACCATCCCCATGACTGGCAGATATTACAATCAGGGACTCTATGGTGGAGCCAGTGAGATGACCAACCCAGTATTCACCTTTGAAAGGAATGCAGTGAATGTGGGCAACATTTCAACCATTGTGAAAACAAAGGCGAAATTTCAAATCACAAATCCTGCAGGGACACCTATTTTAAATATTGTACTTTGGTTAATTGATGCCAGTGGGATAAATAATTTTACTGACTTTAAAACCAACTATGATTCATCCAGGGTGAATGTCTACACATTCCCCTTCAATACACCTGTGGACAATTTGATTGTGGGTCCAATGGTTGCACCTACATTGATAGCAGCCAACACCTATGAATGTTCAGTCCACATAGGACCAACAGGAGTCAATCCCATTGGAGTCTATTATTTGATAGCAGTGGCCTATGACTTTTTCGGGAACATGGTGAACTCATTCATCTCTGAACAGATTCCAGTGACCCAGATTCCTGGGATTGAGATCTGTTGTGACATGGAAACAACATCAACATGGAGTGACTATGTGAAGTCAGAGGCAAACTATTGTTTTTCTCCAACTATGAAGGAAAGGATTTCCAATGAAATTACTGCCCTTCCTGGATCAGGTCCAGGATCCTTTGATCAATGTCTCCAGGACTATGGATGGAATCCATCCCTCCAAAACTGGACTGAATTTTTGGTGGACATCACCCTGAATGTCTATAGGAAAGTGGTGGGATTCCCTACTTTGGGACAGACTACATTTTTCTATTTTAATCAATATCAATCAATCAGACAAATGGGATTTCCAGGAGACATGAACAATCTCACTGCAGGATTCCAGGCAGCCATTGCAGGATCATTGATCACTTTGCAGTGGGAAGGGAGGGTTAGATATGAGGACACTCTTCCAGTGAATGGATCCAATGTCTTTGTGGCCAACAATGCCACACCATTCAACAGACTTCCTGCAGGATCATTGGGCAATACCTTTGTAACAACACAAAACATGACATTTGATTGGGGTGACAAAGACATATTTTTTGAGTATATCTTCCAATTTGACATCTCCAGTCTATTCACTCAACCATGTGTGGTCAACCAGATCATCATTGGCAAAATACATCCATCAGATTTTGAAACAAATCCACTCCCATCAACATCATGGTTGAAACCATTGCAGATTCAGGGAGTGAAGGGATCAAATCCACCAGAGGCATTTGCAGGACCATTCTGTCCTGGGACCTATGACTATCTACTTTGCACCATGGACACAAATGGAACACTGAATCCAATGATAGGCACAATCATTGCCTTCCTGGATCCATTTCCCTATGGAATCAACAATCTTTTGGAAGATAATGGTGTGAACGCATCAACAACTGGATTCATTCAACTGGATGCAGTCCAGATCTATGATGTGGATCCTGCCTTCTCAAATGGACCAACAACATTCAAAGTGGATGTTACATCTTTGCCAGTGGGCAAATATCAAATCTGTGGTCTATTCATGAAAAACCCATAAAACTGATGGCATACTTCTCATCATACCAAGATGGTGCAAACATCTTCTGTGACAACACACCAACCTGTGAGGAATCAACCTGCCCGGACAGAATAGTCTGCAGTGAATTTGAGATCATTCAATGTGGGGTCCCAGGTGACCCAAACAACCCATGTGGATTGGCAGTGGTCAACAATGGACTACTTCTTTGTGATTGTGACCAGACATGGAATTGTGGATCATGTGGAAATGATCTTTTATTTTATAACATCATCAATCTGGGTGATGATCTGATATTCCAATTCCAACAAATTGATAGTTTGAATGGTCAGGATCCAAATGTCCCACCAGTATTTGGGTGGGACCCATTTGGTTTGGTGGATGCCTACATCCATGATTGTTGTTCTGGAGATTTACTATTGGATGGACTTGGGAATCCGATCTCATTGACAATGTATTCCACAGAGTATTTTGTTGGAATGTTTCCTGTCTATGACTACAAAGGTGATGTCACCTGGAGAAATATTCAACAGATCAGAGTCAATGATCTATTGAATCTCCAGTCAGATCTATTGACTCAATTCCCAAATAGTGGTGGCTGCTTTTATTTGTCATTTAATTTCTATCCAAGTGATATTGGTCAAACCTATTCCCTTTGTACGGAACCATATAAATTTGAGCAATGCACAGAAAAAAATGACACCATTCTTTTGGAAGGAAGTTTTGGTGAATTTGATTGTTTTGGATATTACTATGGATCAAATCCAGATGACTTGGTGGTCCTGGGGAATTTTTTCCCATTTGTCAATCAATATAGGGTCAAAGGATCTTTTGAGATGCAGTCATTTGAGATCATCAAAGATTTTGTGGGGACCACATTGAAGACAACATCCTCCACCATGACAGAGAAGTGGTTGATGAGAACATATCATGTCCCACAAAGGGTGGCCAAAATAATTGCAAACATCTGCAATGGATCCAGAGTCTATGTCAACTCCTATGAGATAGTGGTGGATGGAGATATTGCAAAAAACAATGAGGTGGGTGATCAATGGTGGATTGATGTCCCCATGCGAAGGGTGGATTGTTCAAAAACTTATTCCTGTAACTATTAAAATTCAAAAAGATGTTTGAAATTGAAATTATCAACCAGAATTTAGGTAAAATAAAAAGACCAAAACACTTTGACCAATGGGTGAAAGTAAGGGACACCATGTTTGTCCATACCAGAGGCAAAAATCCTGGATTGATTCTCACATCCAGGAGGCCAAATGAGGATCCAGAAATTCAAAAATACAGACTCGCCATTTATGAACCCATCACCAAAGGGTCCATGAACAGGGCCATTGATAAACTTTATCGAATCTTTGGATCTGCCAACTTCTCAATTCAGGTAAGTGAGGAACTCTCAACCTATTTGGATCAAAAAAAATTCAGTGGTCAATTTTTCTATTCATATATTCAAAAATATGTAGTCAGGAGAATGATTGAGGATCCCAATGGATTTTTGGTGTGGATCCCAGAAGGTGAAGGCCTGGTGGATTCATCTCAAAAAGTGGAGGTGAAACCTGTCATTGTCAACTCTGATGAGATCTATTATTTGTCTGATGATGCCATCACTTGGGAGGCAGAGGACGAACATTCAATGATCAGAGAATATGGAAGACTGGTGGAGAAGGGTGAGGTCTATTATACCCTGACAAAGACAGAACTCTGGAGACATGAGCAGATTGGAACAAAATCTGATAAAAGTTTTCAACTCACCCTGGTCTACACTCATAACATTGGGTCTGTCCCTGCAATAGTGATGGGTGGGGACTACACTGATGATGGATATTTTGAGTCTTATTTTTCTGCCTTTGTACCTTTTGGCAATGAGGCCATCAGACAATATAGTGATTGGCAGGGAGTGATGACAACATCATGTTTCCCATACAGGGAGGAACAGGCAGAGTCATGCTCTGCACCTGGATGCAGGGATGGTTTTTGTTGGAATTCAGAAAGGGAAGAGAATGTGGCCTGTGGAATATGCAAAGGAACAGGGAGAGTGATCACCAGATCACCCTTTGGAGTATTTTTGAGGGAGAAGGGGAACTCCATCCTGGATGGTGGGCAGTCTGGACCATCAGATCCAATGATCAGATTCATTGGACCACCAGTGGATGTGATTCAATATTCTGGCAATGCCTGGGAGACTCTTCTAAAAAAGGCAGAGGAGGCACTCCATCTCAACACCATTGATGAGTCACAGAGTGGAACTGCAAAGATGATTGACAGAGAGGATTCATTTATGGTCCTAACAAAAATCTCCAACAACATCTTTGATGAGATCATTTACAAATCACTTCAATTCATTGAAAAATATAGGAATGTAAGTGATCCAATGGATCCATTGATCATCAAACCTATCTCATTTTCCATGAAGACAGAAGAGGATTTGATTAATGAGATCAATCAATTAACAGACAAAAATGCCCCAGTGGCCTTTTTGGTAGAGACCACAAAGGATCTGGCAAAAAAGAGATTTAGTGGGAATAAGTCCATCTCCAGGATGGTGGAGATCCTGGTGTCATACGATCCAATTTATCATATAAACTCAAAAGACAAACAGGTCCTCTTAGCCTCTGGCATTATTAAAAAAGATGACATCATCAAATCACTCTATTCCTACAAAATGTTGATGAAGATGGTCACAGACAAAGGGAACACCTATTTGGAGAATCAACTTTCCACCATCTTTGCAGATCTGGACAGAGAACTTCAACCCATTATCAACTCCTATGTTGGTGGTAATGTGATAGAATTGGCAGGTGGACAGGCAGTGGATTTAAATTCAGAGGTCCAACAAAAAGAGGCAGAGGCAAAGGCAAACCTGAAAGGATCTGTGGGTGGAGTCCAGGGCATCATTGCCATTCAACAATCTGTGGCCAGAGGAACAACAGACAGGTCATCTGCCATTGCTCTTCTGATGGAAATTTATGGTTTTGACCTGCCCACTTCAGAGAAGATGGTGGGAACACCAACTCTTGAACCTATAATCTAAAAAATTGGAGACATTCTCAACAGACATCCAGAGTCTGATCAATAAAAAGATCAAACTCATCAGTGGAGCAGACAAATCACTCTTCCAGAACTTCTCACAAATTGAAAAAAACATTGTGGATGGGGTGATGAAGCAGGTCAAAAAGATGAACATCAAAGATGGAGTGATCCTTTTTGATGATAAAAACATCGCAATGGTGAATGCCATCAACAAAGTCATTGCAGATGCCATCCAGGATTCATCCTATCCAAAAAATGTAAAGAACTACATCTCATCCTTTGACACTATCAAAGAGATGAATGTGGACATCCACAAAGATGTCAATGATCTGGATCCTGCAGAGATTGCAGAAAAACTCAACAACATCCAGAAGACCAATGTGAACAATGTTTTGGACAACCTGGTCAAAAATGGAATGGAACAGGGATTTGTGGAGCCAGTCAAACAGGGTATATTCAAAAATATTGTTGGAGGAATGAACCTGGAGGAATTTCAAAATTATCTGGAGACAACCATCCTATCTGATCCGTTGAAACAGGGTCAATTCAAAAGATATGTGACTCAAATCTCCAGGGATGCCCTCAACCAATATGATGGGCAGATCAACCAACTAATTGCCCAGGATCTGGGACTGGATGCCTATAGATATGTGGGAAGTCTGATTGATGATTCCAGACCCCAATGCAGAAGATGGGTGGGCAAAGAGATCCTCCTCAAAGATGAACTCTCCAATGAGATCACCTGGGCCTTCAACAATGGATCTGGTATGATTCCAGGAACAAACACAGACAACTTTGCCACCTATAGGGGTGGATATTCCTGCAGACATTCAGCCATCCCATTCAAAATGACCAAAAGGGAAAGGGAGGAATATGATAAACTGGTGGCAGGTCAAATCATAGAGGAGGAGACTGCAGTGGATCAACAGATCAAAGAGATCAAAAATGATGTCCAGATGAATGCAAAACAGAGGGCAAAGGCATTGGGGAACCAGGAATTGGATCAATCCCTATTCATCTCATCTCAATCCAAACAGGTCAATGATTCCTACAATTTAGTCATGGAAGGATCTGATGGGGCCAATGAGGTAGCCAACAAAAAAAACACCTTGGTGACTTTAAAAAATGAGATGGAGAATAGATCTCGAATTGCATCTGAAAAATCACTCAATGGAACAAAAAATCAGGGAAGATATTTGCCAAAAATAGACAAAAACTCAAATGGTCATTGTGCAGTCAATGGAAGGTATATGCAAATAATGTGGAAGGAGGGATATGTTTGCGAATTTAAACCCATTCAAATGGACACTGAATTTGACAGACTTATTCAAATGGAGAAGGATGGCAAAGTCAGAATCATGAGTGACATGAGAGGAGAAAATAATACACAGAGAATCATTGCAGTGATAGAACCAAAAACTGGAAATGTTTTGGCATCAATCTCCAAAAAAGCCCAAACATTCAAATGGTGGTCCATGTCCTCTGCAGGAGTGGCAAACAGGGGAGTGAGAAACATTGCACCAACCATCACCCATGAGAGTGGTCATCTCATTCAATTTGACAAAGATCCAGAGGTCTTATTCAGTGGAAATAACATGGGAGGATCAATGAGAAAATACAATTTGACTCTCAAAGATTCTCCAACAGAATATGGTGAGGCCAACAAAAAAGAATTTTTTACAGAGGCATACACATTTTACACCTATGACAGGCAGGGACTTAAAACAAATCATCCCAAGGTCTTTGCCTGGTTTGAGGACTATGCCCAGTCAATAGGAATTAAACTTGAAACCATAATAGAAACAAAATGAGAATAGATCAAATTCAATCCCTGTCTGAATTGACAGAACAGGCAGTCCAAATTGGTGACATGGAGTCACTGGTTAACATCTACAAAATCATTCTCCAGGCAGAGATTGACAATCCATTTATAAATCCAGAAGGATCAGAATGGTTTTGGGTCCAGGTCCCACCAGATATGTGGGAGGGAATACAAAAACAGGCAGAAAATATTTAAACTATAAATTAAAAAAAACCTATGACAACATTCAATCAATATGTTAGTGTTATGAACACAAAAAATGGGAAAGTCTGTAAGATGACCCAGGCTGCAGTGAACATACTCAAAAAACAAAAAAAATGGATCAACTTGGAAATCCTGGAGACTCCTCCACCTATAATCCAGAACACACCTATCAAAGGCAAATTCAAAAAACAACCAGATTCAAATCAAACAACAGAACCAACAACTCAAATCACAACAGAAGATGAAAAACTTTGAAACATTCCTCAAAAAAATTGGTGTCAAATCTGACATGATTATCAAACTATCCAGTGATGAAGACATCCAAGTGGATGAACTGGCAAAATCCTGGAAGGACTCATGGAAGGAAGTCCTTTCAAATGATCCAGAATTCATTCAACCCATCAAAGATGAGATCAAAGGGACAGAACTCTCGAAGATGGAACACAAAATCAAAAAGACATTTGGATTGACTTCAGATGAGATCAAAGACAAAAAGTTTGAGGAGATTCTGGCATTGGCCCAGGATAAATCAAAGACCACATCATCCTCCACTTCAGATGAACTCCAGACAAAAGTGATGGAATTGACCAGGGAAAATAAAAAACTGATGGAGGAAGTCATTCCACAAAAGGAACAGGAGGCCAAAGATGTCCTAAAAAGTTACAAAAAAGACATTGCCATCAAATCCATCCTGGGATCAAAATCATTGATTGTGAAACCAGAGGTGGTCTACCCTGCCATCCAGAGTCATCTGAATTCTTTTTATGACATTGACATGAATGATGATGGATCCTGGATAGTCAAAACAAAGGCAGGACTGAACCCACTCAACCAGGATGGGACAAAGGTGATGTCATTTGAGGAGATCCTGGAGACACAATTGAAAGATCTCAATGTGATCAAACAATCCAATGGAACACCAGATCCAACACCAAGCAGGGCGAGAACACAGACTCTCCAGGCAGAGGGAGGTGAGGCCAAATTCCATCTCCCAGGTCTGAAGGCAGCCCAAGAAAATGTTGATAAAATGTCCCAGATGAGAACATTTGGAAAATAATTTTACTATATTTGGAACCTGGGTCCTGGTCAGACCAAAAATGACCACCTGTGGAATGTGATCCAAAAATCACAACAGGGGATTCAGCCAACCCAAAAATGGCATCATCAAAACCAGTAATGGTGGAGAATGATTCTGTTTTTGGGTTTTTTTTTTGGTCCCAAACCAATTTAAAATTCACTAACATTCTAACTTAAAAAACTGCTAAAAAAATGGCATACACACAGGGCCTTTGTAGTAAATTACAGGCCAACCTTAATGATATTGCAGGGATGAACTCTCCCTCATTAAAAAGACAAAAAGTAGGGTACACTGATGCACTCATGTCCGAGATCAACAGATCACAGATGATTGCACAAATAGTCCCAACTAATGGCAAATTTCGACAAGTACAGGTGAACTGGGTGGCCCAGGCCTGTGATGATGTTGTATTGGATGATTGTGTGTTGAATTGCACACCAGAAATCAATCCTGCACCAAAAGAGACAATCATCTCTTCATTCAATTGCTTAAAATACAAAATGGGATTTGATGAAATGGAGATGAGAAAATTATGTGAGGCAGACAACTTGTGGGTGGGTCAGAATATCATGAATGCAATGAATGCAATCAATGTCTCTTTAGAGAAGGCACTTTTGGCAGGACAAGCATTGAATTATGGATCTGACGCTTCAGGAGTAACTTCTCACCCTGTCCCATTGTTCACATCAACTGGATCACCAAATCCAATGGCCTGGGCCTATGTTAAACACATCTATGAAGAGATGGGAGCCATGGGAACACCATTGTTGGTTGGTGGTGGAAACTTTGACCTATTTGCAAAGGCACAACAAATTGCCTGTTGCAATTCTGGTGGAATGGATCTATCACGAATGACTGGAGATGCTTATTTCTACCACTCACCATCTGCATCAACATTGTGGGGATCCACCAATTTTGCTGCTATTGCACCAGGATCTGTTCAGTTAATTACATGGAACAAATATGTGGGTGACTATGCAAAGAGAAATGACTCATTTGAACATGGAACAATTGTCGATCCATTCACTGGATTGGTTTATGACTTAAAAACAAGTTATGATGATTGTACTGAAAAATGGTTTGTCGAACTTAGTTTAAATTACAATCAATTCTTTGTGCCACAAAATTCATCATGTGCAGATGCAGACATCAATGGAACTCTATCTTTTGAAGATTGCAGCACTGACCAAGGAATTGTTTGTCCAGGTTAATTAATTAATAAAAAAAAAGGAGGAAAAATATCATGGCAATATGCAACACACTATGTGCCCCAGACCTACCAGCATCATACACTGGAGGATGTGGCATCACTACCAGACCAGGTGGGATAAAACAAATAATCTTCATCAAATGTGATGAAACTTGGGATTGGACTCTTCGGTCTGCCTGGGTTACTGCAGTCGCTGCAAACAATGCAGTCTTCTCTGGATTGATCCTGGGTCAAAAACCAAAAGGATCATTCACCAAAAAAAGGGTGGCATCATGTCAACCTGAATCAGTGGTTGGTGGTGAGAAAACTCTCACATTCCAGGACTACAACACAGATTCAACACCTGGTGGATGTGCAGTTTATGACTTTTGGAATACATTCCAGAGTCAGTCATCAAATTACAAAATGGGATATTATTCCTGTGATGGTTATTTCTATGGCCCAATAAACGATTTCACTATTGAAATTGATGAGGTGATTGAAGACAACAACACAGGGTCAACCTATCTTGATGGGTCACTGGCATGGAACTCAATCACAATGATCTGCCCAGTGGTGGTGGATTTGGATGGTTTGTAGTCCACTGACTAACTCGTTTTAATATTAAAGGGACCCAGGATTTGATTCTTTGGGTCCCTTTGTTATTTTTGAAAAAAAAACCTATCATGATAAACGAAAAACCAAAACTCGAAAATATCAACCCAGTAGTCATTGCTGCAGTGGATGCCATTCACTATGGAATAGGGAGATCCTATGACATCACCATTTTGGTGGGACAAGTAGATGATGAAACATGGCCCATTTGGGCACTTCAGGGAAGAGACACAAAAGGACTCAATGAGGTAAGAAAAAAAATGGGACTTTTTACCCTGGCAGAAAATGAATCAATCTCTGTGGTCCAGGAATCCTGGAAAGAGACACTCTGTGATGGTGAATCTGTTGTTTTAATTTTTAATAAGTTTGCCTATAGGTACAAAGAAAACAAAGAGATTGAGGGAATGTTTCAATGGTTGAATCAGACCTATCCCAATATCATTGTGGAAAAATGTGAGAATCCAAAATATGATACCTTTTTGATCAGTGGAACATTCACAGAAGGAATGAAGATTCCATCACCATCACCAATGGTGGAGGAACCATCCATCCTATTTGAAGATCCAGAGTCATGAAAAAAAAATTCACCTATCTGATCATCCATTGCACTGCCACTCCAGAAGGGAGGAAAGTGAGGCCAGAGACTATCAGAAAGTGGCACACTGCACCCAAACCTGTGGGCAGAGGATGGAAACAGGTAGGATATTCAGATGTCATCCTTTTGGATGGATCCAGACACAAATTTGTCAAACACAACATGGACAAATGGATTGATGGTAAAGAAATTACAAATGGGGTGGCAGGAATCAATTCCATCTCCAGGCATCTCTGTTATGTTGGAGGATTGGCACAGGATAAAAAGACTTCAAAAAATACATTGACAGAGGCCCAAAATGCAACAATGTCAACTATCATTGCAGAGGTCCTATCCTACAATCCAGATGTGATCATTGCAGGTCACAATCAATTTGACAATAAATCCTGCCCATCATTCTGGGTCCCAGACTACCTGGTCAACAAATGCCTGGTCAAAATATATGATAAAAACATCTACACTATAGATCCATACAACTATGCTCCCAACTTGTCTCAATGACTTCATTGGAGTGAGATGTCTCACCCAAACTCCAAAATCAGGATTCTACATCAATGATCTGGAAGGACTGAATCTTAAATATGCTGCAGACATAGTGGATTCAGACCATGTCTCTGGACTTGAATTTCTCAAATCCAAAATCTATTTTGCCACCAGTCTGGTCCTGGCAGATTTGACAACCTATGCCCTGCCCTACTTCAGAATGAAGTCTATACTGGATGAGATCCTGGTGGGTGACTGGGGAACCAACAATCTCCCTCCATCAGCAGTGGACAGAGGCATGGAATTGAAAATCAAACAATCCAGACTTTTGAAAATCAGAGTAAATTCTATTAAAATAAAAATTCAACAGGTAAACTTTGCCCATTCTGTGGAGATCACTGATGGAGTCAACACCTATTCATGGCCATTCACTACTGATGCCAATGGAGATGCAGAAATCTTCCCAGACTTTCTCTCTTCATCTGCCTCCATCTATGTGACAATGAATGACACTGCTATCAATGTCAACAATACGAAAGTCAAACCTGGATGCAATTGCACAACCAGAAATTCACAATACATTGTGGCCACTGGATGGAATGGATCATCCTATTCCAACACAACCTATGGACTCATGGTCCAGGCAAATGCAGAATGTTCACAGAATGAACTTGGTTGCATCCTGGCACACAAACTTGTTTTTCCCATCCTATACAAATCTGGAATTGAAGTGGTGAAGGAATCACTCACAACAGATAGACTGAATTCCATCACCTTGTTAGATTCAGAGAAGGGGGCATTTTTATTGGAGGAATTCACCAGGCAGTACGAAAAACACATGAAAACTCTCATTGAATCTTTGCCCACCCTGTTGCAGAAGGTGGATGATTGTTGTATCACCTGCAATCAGTCCAGATATGTACAGGGACTACCATAAAAAAACCAAAAAACCAAAATCATGATAAAAGATCTAAACATTTACATGGCCTGTGGATCCTGTGGAGGATCAAAACCCAGACCATCATCCCCACAAAAACCAATTAGACCAATAAAACCAAAAAGATGAAAATTTATGCAGTGAATGAGTCAAAAGAGATAATTAATTCTATCCTCTCTCTAAATTTAAAAAATGAATTTCTATTTATTTTTACAATGGGAGGATTCACCCTTGGGTCATTGTCATCATTTGTGGTGGACTGGATCTATGACCCTGCAGTTTCCTTCTATGCCCTTATTTTTTTGATCATAGCAGATCACATCAGTGGGATGTCTTTGGCCTGGAAGAGGGATGTCTTTGAGACCAGGAAGGCAATCAGGATTTTGTGGACCCTACTATCCCACACTGCCTTGTTGGCCTTTGCAAACTCTTTGTCAAAAGGATCAGATGTTCTGGCCTGGATGAATGAGGGAGTCTTTGTCCCACTTGTCATGGTGAACCTGGTTTCTCTGATAAAAAATTTGTCTTTGTTAGGTCTGATAAAAAAGGACTTTGCAGGGATCTTCTACAAAAAAATAGATGTCTACAAAAATGACACTCAAAAAAATGCTGCTCCTTCTGGCAATAGGACTCCAGTTGATGGTTGTTAATGGTTGTATCACTGCCCAGAGATGTGCAGAGAGATTCCCTGGATCAACCAATATGGTGACCACTTTCATAGACACCACTATCATCACATCCATCAGATCATTTGACACCATTGTGTCTGTGATGAACATGGACACAATCTTTATTTTGGACAAAAAAACTGATGTCCAGATTAAAATAGTCAGACTCCCTGGAGATTCAATCTGGGTAGAACCACTCTGTCCTGCAGATACCATCACCATTGAGAAGATCAGAACAGAGACCACCATTGAAAGAATTCAGACACTTGCAAAAAAGAAGGAGATATATTGGACTTTGGGATTCATCATTGTGGCAATCTTTGCCCTGGGATATTTGATACAATCATTAAAAAAATGACATGACGTTTGACCAGGCTGCACAATTACTAAAAAACATCACCACCTCTTTGAATCAACAAAGTGGGGACATTCTTTTGGCAGCAGCCAAAAACCTGGAGGGAAGATACAAACAGAGGATCTTCAACAAGGGTCTGAATTCAGATGATCAATTGATCTCATCTGACTATTCAAAACAATGGGCAAAAATCAGACAAATAGGAAGACCAGTAAAAGGAACAAATGGGGCACAGAGGAAGTCTCCCAGGGGACTGCAGACTGGATATGTTGACCTATCATTCACAGGATCATTGATGGGATCCATCAAAGTCCTGCAATCTGGTCAGTCAGTGGTCCTGGCCATTGCCAATGACACAGACTATGAGAAGGCAATAGGCAATGAGATCATGCAGGGCAAAAAAAAGGGTGGAGGACAGATGGAGATTTTTGCACCAACAAAAAAGGAAGAGATTGCCACTCAAAATTATATTGATGACCTGGTCACAGAAAAAATAGACAAGATACTCTCACAATTTATTTGACAACTATGAACACACAGATCCATGACTTCCTGGAGATGATCTCAAATGAGGTCATCAGATATGTCCCAGAATTCAACAAGTCCATTTTTTTGGCCAGAATTGATGATGAGGGCAGAATTCTCATGCAAACATCACCAACATCCAATGAATTCAAATGGGCAGGAATCTCTGACACAGAGAGTGACTACTTCTATATCAGACACAGGGATGGTGGGGAGATCTTTTTTGAGGAGGCTGCAAATGGTAAAAATTACACCTGTGGCCACAAAAGGATGTTGACCAGGTATGAATTGAGACTGGTGGCCTGTGGCAAAGGCCTGGATCCATACAACCTGGAGGAGAAGATCAGATTGGGACTCATGTCCTGCAGGATTCCAGATCAACCAGACATCAAAGGCATCCAGATGATTCCCAGAAGGAGTCAGATTGATTCCATCCAAGTGATGAAAGATGAGGTCCCAAAACCAAAACAATTTGACAAAAATCTCATCTTTGTTGCAGTGGACTTTGATCTGATGTTTGAAAAATCTTATTTTTGATAAAATTTAAAAAATAAAATCATGAATTGCAATTGTTATAAAGACCTTGGATGTTTTATGTCATGTGAGAATATTGACTTTGGATTTCAAAGTCCATGGCCAAATGGAACACAGGTGACATTTGAAATTTGGGCAAATGGAGGATTTCTCACCCAGACATTCACTTTCAATTTAGCGGATCAGATCCTGATCCCCTATGTATTCAATGAAAATGGAGAGACTATCATCAAAATCCAGGTCCCTGCAGCCTACTCACTAACATACTTCACCCATGTCACTATTGATGGGGCTTGTATGTTTATGGCCAAAGGAATTCCAGGAATTTGTCAACCACTCACATCATGTCTATAAAAAAAGAAGACAAAGAGATCATCATTCCAACAATTCCCATTATGATGTTGATCATTGGAATGGTCATAGGACTTTGCATGGGCATTTTTGTTCAGATGAAGTCAAATGGTTTTATGATGGTGGCACTGGTGGCCACAACATCATCCTTCCTGTCTTTTTTTCTTCAATTTACCTACCAACCAGGTCACATCTTTGGATGGTGGATCAGATGGATTGAGAAGTCATGGAGAGACAATCCAAAAAACCCATTGGGATTTTTAGCAAACCCACTGGGACTTTGTGCCTTTTGCCAAAATATATGGGTGACACAGGCATCATTCCTTATTGCATGGTGGCAATTTGATTTATCCCTCTGGTGGTTTATTCCATGTGTGGTCCTTTCGCACATGATATTGACAATTATATCGAAACTATTCTGGGAGGAATAACATGGCAAAAAAATCAATCAACCAGGTGGTCAAAGACCTGGGATCAAAATATGAGAGAGCAAACCAAGGACCTGCCTGTTGTGGATCAAAGGCATCCTGGGAAAATGTTTTTGGTCCAGGAGGAGAACCTGTCCCACCTGCCTGTTGTGGTGACCTTGGCATTGATTCTCCATATTTTGGTGTGACCACTGCACCTGTTGGGGATAACTCTATGGTTTCAGATTCATGGTTTTGTAGAGATATTGAATGCTCTGTCCTTCTGAAATTTTTACCTACTGCCACAAATCTTTTGAATGATCCTGTGGCAGTGATTCATGTATCTATCAATGGGATAATTCATGATTTGACTTGGGGAATTTCCACCCCATTGTTGGTGAATCCAGGAGATGAAGTCTTCTTTATTTTTGATCACACCAAAAATATTTGCAATGAGGCCTACATGAATATTGTGAATGTGACCTGTCCAATAAACTATGGGAATGTCATGGCACTTTATTTTGGAGATCCTCCATGTAGAGGATAAAAATTCACCCATGTTGAATGATTTTTGATTGACATTCAGTGAAAATAAAATCATTGAATGTCAATTACTTTGATATAATCTGCAAAAAAAAGTAAAATAAAATTGCAATAAAATTTGGAGAA